TGGCAGAGCTGGTCCTGATGCATGAGCGACTGGCACGACAGCAGGTGTGCGGCTGAGAGCCGCAGAGGGGAAGTTGCGTCCATTTTACCGGAAACGGAGCAAAAAACCGCCATTCATACCCTGTATCAATCAGTGTCATCCTGTTTAATAGTCGTTTCCGCTCATATGGTGCACAAGGGGTGTTGAAGAAATATCCGTTTTGTGGTGCTTTTTTAGTCTTTTGGGGATTTAAATTCCTATCGATGAACGAATGGAACATAGCAGCCAAAAGCCAGGAAGAAAGGAATAAAGTTAACGTTGACCTGGCTGCCAGGGGGGTTGCCTACAAAGAGCGATTGAACATACCTGTCATAGCTGAACAGGTAGCCCGCGAGCAACCAGAGAATCTGCGCACCTATTTCATGGAACGTCTACGGCACTACCGGCAGTTAAGCCTCCAGTTGCCAAAAGGGAACGATCCGGCATATCAGAAAACAGAATAGTTGTTAGGCTATTACGCAATGCCCGCGCCATTCATAGCGGGTTTTAAGCCATATTCACCGTTGTAGAAATTACTCATGTTCCATTCATTGGGAAGCTCTTTTCTGTCCAATGTATAGTGGCGTACGATATAACGATCTTCATCTTCTTCGATGGACAGGCGGACATAGCCAATGTGAATTACCGATACGGGCGGCGTCCGTATTGCATAGATGTCGCGGAGATATACCGGTAGCTCGACAAATGCGTCAGGTGCATCTGTGATGCTCATTTTTTCACAGTATTCATATAACGCATCGTTGATATCGTTAAGAGATTCATGATCGTATATTTCCAGGTAATTACCGCGATCGCGATGGTACTCGATTTTAGCCATTCAAAATCCCCTGTTATCGTTTTGCATTTCTCTAATCCGGTTCAGAACTACTTCATGCTGGGCTTGGATAGCGGCTTTTTCGTTTTCAAGTCGGGCAATAGACATCTCTAATTCTTTGCTGTACCAGGCGAGTTGGGCCAGGTTCATCCGGTTGTGGTCGAGAGTTGGAGACACTTCGACGCGATCCCTTTCTTCCTGCTTTAATGAGAAGAGATTCATCTCATCCCTAGAGGAAAATTCAGCAACAATTTCTTGTTGATGATCCGGTCGCTGCGGCATCCTCGCCAGTATAAATGGCGGTTCTTTTGAAAACATGAATGTCGGTTCATAACGTGTTTTTACCCAGCTTGCCTGCTGTCTTTCGGCAAGTTCACAGGCTTCATCATAGTTATTTGCCAAACCAAGCACGGATGGACGGTCCCACGCCCCACCATTCAGACAATAAACTACAATTTTCCCGTCAGGTTGTGTAACCCCATATGGATGGTCCCACCAGGCGTCCAACTGAGCTTTAGAGCGTTTCTCGTTAGGAGTGCAGTCAAAATTTTTGGGCAATACAGGATCGAGAGGAATGCGGGCAGGCATAGCTAATTCCTTATTAACTGATTGGCAACGAGGTTACGCTGATCCGTTGGTGATGAATAGTAGCAAAGCGCACAAAATCATCTGCGGTGGTTGATGTACATAACGCGTTTGCACCAAAGGTGTCTCTTTAATGTATACTGTATAAATGAACAGTATTATTGAGGTGAAAACGCTATGGGCTTCCCTTCTCCTGCGGCGGATTATGTTGAAAGCAGAATTTCTCTTGATCAGCAACTAATCAGGCATCCATCAGCGACCTACTTCATGCGGGCGGCAGACAGCCATCACCGCGAGGGAATATTGCAGGGTGCTTTGCTGGTGGTTGATTCTTCGCTTACTCCAGTTGATGGTTCGCTGCTTGTGTGCGCTATGGAGGGTGAATATCGCATAAAGAGATACCGAAAGTATCCGCGCCAGCACCTGGAGGATTTAAGCACCGGGAAGAAAGAGGCGTTACCAGTAGATGACGATGGTTACACGGGCAGTAATGCTGTTTTTGGTGTGATCACTCATGTCATCAATGATGCCCGAAGTGGGGAATTTGATGATTGTCCGGTTATTTAAGCTGCAAAGTGCTGGTGCTTTATGCCTGTGAAGTTTATAATTGTGTACACATAACGAGTACACGAGGTGTTTATGCAATCCATTAACTTCCGTACCGCGCGCGGCAACCTTTCTGAAGTGCTCAACAATGTTGAAGCCGGGGAAGAGGTTGAAATCACCCGCAGAGGCCGTGAGCCAGCAGTAATTGTCAGCAAGGCTACTTTTGAAGCCTACAAAAAAGCGGCGCTGGATGCTGAATTTGCATCCCTGTTTGACACCCTGGACTCCACCAACAAGGAACTGGTTAACCGATAATGAGGCATATATCACCGGAAGAACTTATTGCGCTTCATGATGCGAATATAAACCGCTACGGCGGCTTGCCGGGAATGTCAGATCCGGGTAGGGCAGAGGCCATTATCGGGAGAGTTCAGGCCAGAGTTGCCTACGAAGAGATCACCGACCTTTTCGAAGTCTCCGCCACCTACCTGGTGGCTACAGCGAGAGGGCATATATTCAATGATGCCAATAAGCGTACCGCGCTAAACAGTGCGCTGTTATTTCTACGCCGTAACGGGGTGCAGGTATTTGATTCACCTGAACTGGCAGACCTTACCGTAGGGGCTGCGACCGGAGAGATATCTGTATCTTCTGTCGCCGACACGTTACGTAGATTGTATGGTTCCGCGGAGTAGATTAATGGCACGTAAATACAACAAATTGTCCCGTGAAGCGTTAAAGATGCTTCTTGATGGCGTGAGTCGCCGCGAGGTAAAGCAATACCTGGTTGGTAAGCAAATTGGTGCCAGGACCGCTATTGCTGTGTTATGCCGTCAGGAAATGGTTGTGCTTAAACAGAGAATGCCGGGCAGCAGATAAAGCCCAATCAGTGATTAAAGGTGTGATGTGAAAGCCGTAATTACTCCATTTGTACAGAAAGAGCTTGGCCTCGCCACGTTCAAAGTGGACCAGGAGGTCAGAAAGCTGGTGGAGGCTGGCCGTAAATTTATTATGGAGCCGGTGCCGCGTGAGTTAATCGAGCACATGGACGACGGCCTCGTTGTTTCCGAGCAAACTATGGCAACAAATGAGGCGTTGCAGCCGTTTTTTAACAGCGATGAACTGTTTCGCCGTATTGGTGGAATTGACTCGCTGGTGGCGTGGTTGCGCAGGAAAGAGGGGCAATGCCAGGCCGCAGATCGTAGTTGGTGTGACAACCATATTGTCCACGCTGAACGAGACAATAGCGCGGTGTTGTTGTGCTGGCATCACGATAACCATTACCGGATGCGTGGTTTTAATGAGCTGAAAGAAACGCTGCATAATAATCGCGTTAACTGGATACTGGATGTCGCCCGTCAGGAAATGGGGCTTTCAGATGGCCATGATTTAAGTATTCAGGAACTGTGCTGGTGGGCTTTCATGCGCAACATGATGCACCTGATGCCGGAAGAAGTCTGCCGCATATCAATAAATAAGATGAAGGCTACTCCGCAGGATAGCGGACCTCTGAAAGAGGCGGATATTCGCCCGTATGACGATCGCGCTATAGCATATGTTCAGATGATGGAAGAACGCGCCGCGCCGATGCGTGCAAAAGTATGTCCTGTGGATGTTGACTCCGACCCAGGTATGGCGCATTTCAAAATACCAAAACTTCAATCGCTAAAATTACCTGAGTACATGGACTTTGTTGCTTCCCGTCCATGCTGTGGCTGTGGAGCTGCGGGAGCTGGCGCTCACATTACGCCTTATATCGTTCGTCATAGTCGATTATGCGCGCATGACATTTATGCTATTCCTCTGTGCCAGTCATGCCAGCGTGATATTGAGCGTGACCGCGATAATTGGGAGAAAACACACGGTAGGCTGGCGATGCATCAACGATTGTTCTTTGATTACGCGCTTGGAGTCGGCGCTATCACAAGTCACTCGTCGAGCGTTAGATAAAATTGCTCTAATGTATTGCTATTTATTTAATCGAGGGTATTATATTCCACGTTGATTAGTTGACATGGGCTAATCAGTAGGTGACAGGATGTTACTTAACTGGCAGGGACGCCACTTCATGGAAATAAATCACTCACGAATAACATCGTACGAGATTGCGGATTACATGATCCGCACTAAATCTCTTCTATCAGCGAAAGAACTCGCAGCAATTCTTGAAAAGGAATACCCGCATCTGGATGTCGATAAGCGCGATGTTTATCTGCGCTTAAAGGCTATCGCTGTGTCTAAGTATTCGTCTGTTTTGATTGATGACAGTACACGCCCACGTAGATTTCAGATCCACTCTCTGAATCCTGAATTCTTTCGCCGTAGCCGCGCTCCGCGCCGGTTTGATGAAAAACTCCAGAACGAACTCTATATGACGCAGGACGAAAAGGAACGCCGGGAGCACCAGCCTTGGGTAATGGCGCGTCAACTTTTCAATAAGGTGGCCCGTCAGCACCGTCATTACGGTAATGCCACATCCGCACGTATCTGATTGATTGCTTGCCCGTTCCGGGCCTTTTGACATGTGACTTTCGTTACCCTCGCGTCAAAAAGAGTTTTTACGAAAGGAAGCATAAGTGACCTGGGACGATCACAAAAAGAATTTTGCTCGCCTGGCGCGAGATGGTGGTTACACCATCGCACAGTATGCCGCCGAGTTTAATCTTAACCCTAATACCGCACGTCGTTATCTCCGTGCCTTCAAAGAAGACACCAGGACTGCGGACAGCCGCAAGCCAAATAAGCCAGTCAGGAAGCCACTAAAAAGCATGATCATTGATCACTCTAATGATCAACATGCAGGTGATCATATTGCGGCTGAAATAGCGGAAAAACAGAGAGTTAATGCCGTTGTCAGTGCCGCAGTCGAGAATGCGAAGCGCCAAAATAAGCGCATAAATGATCGTTCAGATGATCATGACGTGATCACCCGCGCCCGCCGGACCTTACGTGATCGCCTGGAACGCGACACCCTGGATGATGATGGTGAACGCTTTGAATTCGAAGCTGGCGATTACCTGATAGATAACGTTGAAGCGCGGAAGGCCGCGCGCGCTATGTTGCGTCGGTCCGGGGCTGATGTTCTGGAAACCACTCTTCTGGAAAAGTCTCTCTCTCATCTCCTTATGCTGGAGAACGCCAGGGATACGTGTATTCGCCTGGTGCAGGAAATTCGCGATCAGCAAAAAGACGATGATGAAGGAACTCCGCCTGAATACCGTATCGCGAGCATGCTAAACAGCTGTTCCGCGCAGATAAGCAGTCTGATCAACACCATTTACAGCATCCGGAATAACTATCGAAAAGAAAGCCGGGAGGCGGAAAAGCACGCTTTATCTATGGGGCAAGCTGGCATTGTTAAGCTGGCATACGAACGAAAGCGTGAAAATAACTGGTCAGTGCTGGAAGCAGCTGAATTCATCGAGGCGCATGGCGGGAAAGTGCCGCCCCTGATGCTGGAGCAAATCAAAGCCGATCTGCGTGCTCCTAAGACCAATACCGATGATGAGGAAAGGCAAACAGCCGTCGGTGGCCCTTCTCTTGAAGATCTGGACAAAGTTGCGCGAGAACGGGCCGCCAACCGCCGCGCCGATGCCGCATTGTGGATTGAGCAGCGTAGGGAAGAAATCGCCGATATCGTTGATACAGGCGGTTATGGAGATGTTGATACTGAAGGTGTATCAAACGACCCATGGCTGGAACAAGACCTGGACGAAGACGAGGAGGAAGACGAAGAAGTTACCCGCAAGCTATACGGGGATGATGATTAATGGCCAGAAGTTGCGTAACGGATCCACGTTGGCGCGAGCTGGTGGCGCTATATCGTTATGACTGGATTGCTGCCGCTGATGTTTTGTTCGGCAAAACACCTACCTGGCAGCAGGATCTGATTATTGAGTCTGTGCAGGAACAGGGTAGCAAGACATCTGTTTCGTCTGGTCACGGTACCGGGAAATCAGACATGACTTCTATCATGATCATGTTGTTCATAATCATGTATCCCGGTGCCCGCGCCATTATCGTTGCGAACAAAATTCAGCAGGTAATGACCGGTATATTCAAGTACATCAAGATAAACTGGGCTACTGCCACCAGCCGTTTTCCATGGCTTGCTGATTATTTTGTTCTGACAGAAACCGCTTTCTATGAGGTTACTGGTAAAGGTGTATGGACTGTAGTACCGAAGGGCTTTCGTCTGGGAAGTGAAGAAGCTCTCGCCGGTGAACACGCAGATCATCTTCTGTATATTATCGATGAAGCCTCCGGTGTCAGTGATAGAGCTTTCGGTATCATCACCGGTGCTCTTACCGGACAGGATAACCGCATCTTATTACTGTCACAGCCTACACGCCCAAGCGGCTATTTCTACGATACTCACCATAAACTGGCCAAGCGTCCTGGTAACCCAGATGGCGTTTATACGGCGATCACGCTTAACAGTGAGGAATCACCGCTGGTAACGCCAGAATTTATCAAAATGAAGCTGGCGGAGTACGGCGGGCGTGATAACCCTATGTACATGATTAAGGTGCGTGGCCTATTCCCTAAATCACAGGACGGCTTCCTTCTTGGACGTGATGAGGTTGAACGTGCAACGCGGCGGAAAGTTAAGATTGCCAAAGGATGGGGCTGGCTTGCATGTGTGGACGTTGCTGGTGGTACGGGACGGGATAAGTCAGTTATCAATATCATGATGGTGTCCGGCCAGCGAAATAAACGCCGTGTAATCAACTATCGAATGCTGGAATACACAGACGTTACAGAAACGCAGCTTGCCGCCAAAATTTTCGCAGAATGTAATCCTGAGCGATTCCCAAATATCACCATAGCGATAGACGGCGATGGCCTGGGTAAAGCAACGGCGGATCTGATGTACGAGTATTATGGTATTACCGTACAGCGTATACGCTGGGGTAAAAAGATGCATAGCCGTGAAGATAAGAGCCTGTACTTTGATAAGCGTGCTTATGCCAACGTTCAAGCCGCAGAGGCCGTAAAATCAGGTCGTATGAGACTGGATAAGGGTAATGAAACTATTGAGGAAGCGTCGAAAATCCCTGTAGGGATTAACTCCGCAGGTCAATGGAAGGTGATGAGTAAGGAGGATATGAAGAAAAAACTCAACCTGCACTCACCAGACCATTGGGATACATATTGTTTCGCTATGCTGGCGGATTATGTTCCCCAGGATGAAGTGCTTAGCGTCGAAGACGAAGCGCAGGTTGATGAAGCTCTGGCATGGCTTAATGAATAACTCATTGACCATGCCGGATAGAAACTATTGCGCGCTTTCGGGGTTGTCGTTTACTGGCTGCCCCTTCTTAGTTTTACGGCTGCGCGTAACTGATGCGGCTGATTTGACCTTTTTCTCTTCGCGAGTGATGGCAATTTGTTTTTTTACATTTTCAATATCTGCCAGGCGATATATTTTTGCCTGCGGCCAGCGGTCGCAGATGATCGGTTCTATAGAGTCATAAAGGCTAAATTTTGCTTTCTCGAATTCACCGTTGATGATGATTCCATCACGGAGAGTTTCATCGCAGATAAACACACCACACAGCGGCACATGGTAACTAACTGATTTACCATCATTGTAGTTAGGGCTACTGGAAATGTAATGGACGCGCAGCATTGTTTCGCTAAAGCCGTGTACACGCATACGGAATTTTTCATCCTCCGGGTACTGCTTCATTAGCTCTTTTGTTGCTTCCAGGTTCTCTATGTATTTCGCACTGTGCTCATTGATCCCCGCGCTTTTCTGGATGCGAATGTCCTTATCAATCAGATGAATAATGCGGCCAGCGGTCATGTTGACGCTGTTCACAGCTTCTGTCTGATAAGTTGTAACCTTACGCACACCGCGAAGGATGTTAGGCACTGGATATAAAATAGTCTTTGGGATATTGAGGTCTGGGTACTGTTCCAGTTCCCGCGCCATTAAAGTCCATTTATCAATTTCAGCCTGAATGCTGTCAGTTTCTTTGAACGGCAGAACGACAACCGGGCGTACAGGACGACCGTCGCTGGCGGCATCAACGTGTTGGGCGCGTGCAACAGCTTTTTTTAGAAAGAGATCCCTGAAGCTGACGAACTCCTGGTACAGTTGTTCGCCGTAGACATAATTTATCATTGATCCTCCTCCAGAATTGACATGGCCAACAACTCACAGCGGATTACACTGGGAGTTGTTGGCCACCATTATAGAAGGATCCAACGAAAATAATAGATTTATTAGTGCATTTATTGTGAGTCTGGCTGGTTAGTGGCCATGAGATATTCGATTGTGTCAGTGAGATCATCCAGGTCGTCTTGGGTGATGCGGTACTCCTGATTGGATATCTTTGAGTAGTGTTCAGCAATGGCGCGGGCAGCGTCGGTTTCGGCGGGGTCTACAGATAAAGCGTTAGAGCAATGTCTAACGTCGTCGATGGTTGGTGGAATGAAAGCCATAATTATGCCTCACTGTATTGACAACACAGAGCCTGAAGCTCTGACCTACTGTTTCACCCATGATCCATGCTGGGGTAATCTAACAACATTGCGCTGTGTGTAAGATGAGCAATGCATAGCTGTAATGCCGTTGTATAAGGTTTCCCTGTTTGCTCATTTCCTTCTGAGCCGCTCTACAACGCTGAAGACACATTAAATAGTGAATCCAAAGTCGTATTACGAAACGGCGGCAAAACTATAATTTATTAGAGCAATTGTCAAACAACTATGAAAAACAATCCAGTTTTTGGCTGGTGGAGTGGGATTTTTCTCTCAAAATTTATTGCTCTAATAATTCTTGATTTTTATGCGCAGCTGGACGTAAACTCCTCTTCAGACCTAATAACTTCGTATAGCATACATTATACGAAGTTATCTTAAGGGTTATTGAACATGATCAATTTACCTGTAAATCCATACAGTTCAATACCTTATCAGGTCAAATAGTGATCACTTGATCATTTGATCAAGGTTGCGCTACGTAAAATCTGCGAAATGTTGGCAGTGTTAGTGCTCCAGATTTCGCGTAGCGCACTTAGCACCACCAATCAATCAGAGGTGAAAAATGGGATATTCAGCTGCTAAAGTGTCCACTCATCTTGAGCTTGAGAAAAATCGTGGTTACTGGCGGGCAAAAGGGTTTGATCGTGATAGTTGTCAACTGTCATTATCGCGCGGTGAAGAAAAGATAGAACGCAGTCGCGGTCGTTGGCGTTTCTATGACGAGAACCATAAACAGGTAAAGGCAGAGCCGATCCTGTACACTTTACTTAAAACCATTATCTGAGTGTCAAATGTCCAATTTACTGACCGTACACCAAAATTTGCCTGCATTGCCGGTCGATGCAACGAGTGATGAGGTTCGCAAGAACCTGATGGACATGTTCAGGGATCGCCAGGCGTTTTCTGAGCATACCTGGAAAATGCTTCTGTCCGTTTGCCGGTCATGGGCGGCATGGTGCAAGTTGAATAACCGGAAATGGTTTCCCGCAGAACCTGAAGATGTTCGCGATTATCTTCTATATCTTCAGGCGCGCGGTCTGGCAGTAAAAACTATCCAGCAACATTTGGGCCAGCTAAACATGCTTCATCGTCGGTCCGGGCTGCCGCGACCAAGTGACAGCAATGCTGTTTCACTGGTTATGCGGCGGATCCGAAAAGAAAACGTTGATGCCGGTGAACGTGCAAAACAGGCACTAGCGTTCGAACGCACTGATTTCGACCAGGTTCGTTCACTCATGGAAAATAGCGATCGCTGCCAGGATATACGTAATCTGGCATTTCTGGGGATTGCTTATAACACCCTGTTACGTATAGCCGAAATTGCCAGGATCAGGGTTAAAGATATCTCACGTACTGACGGTGGGAGAATGTTAATCCATATTGGCAGAACGAAAACGCTGGTTAGCACCGCAGGTGTAGAGAAGGCACTTAGCCTGGGGGTAACTAAACTGGTCGAGCGATGGATTTCTGTCTCTGGTGTGGCTGATGATCCGAATAACTACTTGTTTTGCCGGGTCAGAAAAAATGGTGTTGCCTCGCCATCACCCACCAGCCAGCTATCAACTCGCGCCCTGGAAGGGATTTTTGAAGCAACTCACCGATTGATTTACGGGGCTAAGGATGACTCTGGCCAGAGGTACCAGGCCTGGTCTGGACACAGTGCCCGTGTCGGAGCCGCGCGAGATATGGCCCGTGCCGGAGTTTCAATACCGGAGATCATGCAAGCTGGTGGCTGGACCAACGTAAATATTGTTATGAACTATATCCGTAACCTGGATAGTGAAACAGGGGCAATGGTGCGCCTGCTGGAAGATGGCGATTAGCCATTAACGCGTAAATGATTGCTCTAATTCTTTGATATTTATGGTGATATATGAGAAAGGATTTCAAAATCGACGGAAAATATGTAGTGCTGTCTGTAAGCACTAATATTCAGTCGCCAGCCGTCATTGTCACTGTAAAGCTGAGCGATAGAATGCCTGATATTGATTCAATATCCGTTGCGTTCCCTGTCAAAAGTATGCGTGGTGCTGAACATTTCGTGATGAATGCCACCGAGGAAGAAGCACGGCGCGGTTTTGCTAAAGTGATGTCTGAGTTTGGCGAATTTTTGGGGCACGTTGACAAAGCCCTCTCAATCAGTTCAGCAAGGTCCAAAGCGTTAACAGCTTCCATGATGAAATAAAAAAAAGCCTGGCAAGGAGCCAGGCTGCACAAAAGAGCGGGTTTGTATTCCGCATCCAATCAATCAAGAAGGAGTATAGCACACAGGTACTGAAGTGAAAAAATGTGATTCGCGAGAAACAAAATATCTACCATTGCTCTAATTGATTGCTATAATTTAGCCGCAGTTTTTGTCAACTACGAAGACGTTGCCATTACTTCACTCCTTGACATCATTGGCGGCCATTAGGCCGCCTTTTTTTTGCCATATGAAAACAATCGAACAAAAACTTGAACAGCGCCGCGAGTGGCAGAAGGCAGCCAGAGAACGAGCGATCGCTCGGCAACGGGAAAAGTTGGCTGACCCCGCCTGGCGAGAATCGCAATATCAGAAAATGCGGGATTCTATCGACCGCCGTATCGCTAAACAGAAAGAGCGCCCACCAGCCAGCAAAACGCGGAAAAGTGCGGTAAAAATAAAATCTCGTGGCTTGAAGGGGCGAACACCGACGGCGGAGGAACGGACCATCGCCAATGCTCTTGGCACTCTCCCCTGCATTGCCTGCTACATGCATGGAGTAATATCTGAAGAGGTGTCTCTGCACCATATCTCCGGTCGTACCGCGCCGGGTTGTCATAAAAAGCAATTGCCACTTTGTAGATGGCACCACCAGCATGCAGCACCGGCTGAAGTAAGAGCAAAATACCCCTGGCTGGTCCCTGTTCATGCCGATGGTGTGGTTGGAGGCAAGAAAGAATTCACCCTGCTGAACAAGTCAGAGATGGAGTTACTGGCTGACGCCTATGAGATGGCAAACATCATGCACTAATAAATATATTATTTTTAATGATAAATGATTGACAACTGACAACTGACAAGTGACTTCAGTCAGAATCATCACACGCCCGGTACGGATGGATCCCTTTTCAAATATTCCATGGACGGCACAGTCTGAGTACCGGGCGCTACCTTCAGTTGTATTGCTAAGCCGCCGCTGGTGGCTTTTCTTTTTTGTAGGGGCGCTATGGATAAGAAAATATGCGTTGTTTCGATGAGCGTCGGCAAACCGGCGTCAATGACTGCCGCATGGATCAACAATGAGCTGATAATGGCTGAGCGGACCAGCTACCCTGAACGCCGCCGCGATATGGAACTCCAGCTGCTGCGCGAATTGCGAGAAAAAGAGGAAAAGGGTTTTATCGTGCTGGTGGAAGAGGAAAACAGCTTTATTACCGGTCGAGTTGGCCAGCGTGTAAGGTTGCGTGATCCCTTCATGAACGGCAGACCGGTACTGATTGAAGCAATGCAGATTTACAAGGAACTGGAACGCCAGAAAGCGATCAAGTTACCGCGCAAGGAATCCGGCAAATACATCCTTCACCAAAGCATCTTCGATTCCGAACATGACAAAAAAGGCGATGAATTTTTCAACATCAACTGGAGCGAAATAACGACAGAGCACGTTCTGACGTTGTTATGCTGCTTCGCAACGGAATACAACAACGTTGCAAGCTCCGACTACATCAGGGCAATGGCTGGAGAAGTTGAGGCACGCCAGGAACCATCGTTACTAAGCCCTCTGATTAACATAATTCGCGGCACACAGAGACTTGCGGAAAAAAGCGTTCCACACGGAATCTTAACTGGGAAGGGAAACTATTTTTAACATCCCCAAATCCTTTTGGGGAACAACTCATTCTTACAATAGCTGCCCCATACATTGTCTCCAGGCACTCCCCTCATTACCGTTATCAAGAAACGTAGAGGTTGCATAAGGAATGCCTCTGATTTGTGTTGATGTGAATGGACCATCAGACGTCGAAGTTGTGCGCAGTTTTGATGTAAACTCGTAATTTCCACTGATGCCTTTCTCTGCCAGAGCTTTTGATTTTGTGATAACTAAATCTGCACATTTCTCTGCGGCTACATATTGCGGGTCTTTTTCAGCTTTTCCGGCACATGCAGTTATCGTTAAAACGATAGCTGCGGCTAACAAATTACCTAGTTTCATCTGCATACCTTATTAAGTGCATTAAAAACAGTAGGTTGCCAAGGTTTTAAACAAATTTCAATTCTCCATGACGCTCAACATGAGCAAAAATAACACACAACCCTCATTGCTCTAATAAATTTGATTTATTAGAGCAAATATCCTACCATTGCGCATAGCCCTATTGATCTCCTTACCGTTCAGGCTTATATTCATGCCGTCGTAGCAAATTCTGCGACCGGGTTTAGCAGCCTGAATACTTACGCGGACAACCGCAGATATCCGATATTGCGGTATTTTCATGTCCGTATAACCACGTTACGCCCGAATTATGGTGGGGCGTGATGGGGAGGCTTCGGCCTGCTGGTTTCGTAAGTGCCAGTCTGCTAACCCCGTCACGTCCTGCCACCTGTTTAGCAGCGGGTCGCAGGTTGTTTTATCAACTTACGAGGCCGTAACTATGGTTAATGCCAATCCTTGCGCACGCCCTGAATTTATCTGGCGCTTTTACTCCTGCCAGAAACGTCACTATCACTTCGTTATCGCAACAACAGAAGATGAGGCACGTTCTCAGCTTCCGGATGCTCCCTGCATTTTCTCCGCACGCTTTTCTACTGACTCGCGCAATTCTCTCAGTTACTGGTGCCTCCCTGTTAACGCTTCTGTTCAGGAGGGACTATGAGAACGTCATTAGTCACCCGTGAAGAGATGATCGAGGCAATTGAACAGCACACTGCCTGTATCAGTACCAGGGATATACCAGGCGTTATTGCCAACTACTTCATGATCACCAAACAACTTTACCGGAGAAAGGACAAGAACGCGGTTCACCGTATCCTGTTGTCTGATATCCGCGAATACCTGCTCGAACAGGGTCATCTGAATTACGCAACCGCCGCAGCCGAAGCACGCAAGGAGGCACACAGAATGAAAGCAACTAACGTTAAATCAGAAAAAATTTATGCACCTTCAGTTCAGGAATCGGAGCTGGTGGTTGTTCAGAATCAGTCTGATGAAATTCCCGTTCTGGAATGGCAGGGAGTGCGTGTAGTGACAACCGAGACTCTTGCTAGAGGGTATGGGACAGAAACAATCCGTATTCGCCAAAATCATCATGAGAACAAAGTACGCTTTGTTGAAGGGAAGCACTTTTTCAAAGTTGAAGGAGAATCATTGCGCGAGTTGAAGCACAGAGTAGCTTTAAACTACTCTGTAAAAATTGCTCGCAATGTTCGCTCACTCACCCTCTGGACAGAACGCGGCGCAGCCCGCCACGCTAAAATGCTCGAAACCGATCAGGCATGGGCATTCTTTGAAAAACTGGAAGACAGCTACTTCCGGCAAAAAGAACAGCAACCGGTTGCAATCCCCCAGACGCTTCCAGAAGCTCTGCGCCTGGCTGCCGAACTGGCTGAACAAAAGCAGCTTCTGGAACAGAAAGCCCACCAGCTAAATCAGCAGCTGGTGGCCGCAGCCCCTAAGGTCGATTTTGCCGACCGGGTATCAGTAGCTAAAGGGATCCTGATTGGGAATTTTGCAAAGGTTGTTGGTCTTAAGCAAAACGCGCTGTTTGCCTGGTTACGGGAGAACGGCATCCTGATAGCGTCCGGTGGACGTAAAAATGTGCCGTTCCAGCAGTACATCAATGCGGGATATTTCACGGTGAAAGAAGTGGTGCTGGATGATGAAGATGGCTACCAGATACGGTTGACGCCTCAATTAACGGGTAAAGGCCAGCAGTGGTTGACGCGTAAACTGCTCGATGCTGGCTTGTTAAAACCGGTGGCGGCTGAATAATGGAAGAATGCCCGGTTGATGCCGGGCATGATTAAATGTCTCTTCAGCACATTACCGAAGTTCAATCTTCAACCAAGAAGTGGACTCGCATACGATTATCGCAATAAAATACTTGAAGTTTTATAAACTGTGAGTATCATTACCCATATGAAAACATCCTATTTAACTATATTGGCTTTCCATATTCGCGATTTTCGCGAGAAGCATGGTGTTACTCAATCAGACATTGCATCTGGCCTTGGGATAACAAGTGCCGGCTGGGGAAAAATTGAAAATGGTAAGTCCTCTCTCTCTGTAGAGAATATGATGAAATTCTGTAAAATCATTAATATTGATGCAACCATACTTCTTGATATTTCCACAAAATCGGCAAAAAACTTAATCAAATGTGGATGGAGTGTATCTTATTCTCCTGTTGAGGATGATAATTTAATAGACGGAAAAAATATATTTGCTAAAACACATGGAATGAATAACGTTATGAGGAAATTTATAGACGGGAAACTTGGAAGTGTTTTAGACAAAGAATTTGATGATATTATTATGAAATATGCAACATTTTATATGGTTGTAGCTAAAAATCTAAGAGATGACTTGATTTAAAAATGGAGTGTACATATGGCATACAGAAAAGACAGCGATCTTGAATTCCTAGCTAAATGTAGCGACCGTGATCTTGATGATTTAGTTAACCTATTGATTTATGATAACGATGGCAAAAAAAGATGGACTGAAGAGTTATCTAACAATCGACAATATAAGGAATTTGCACCAAGACATAGCGTATATTGGAGAGAAATTGCTGCTGAAATTCAATGTTATGGTGGAAATACCATAGCAACTCTCTTGCGTGGTGGTAAAGGGGTCTGCTACAGAGAAATTCTCATTGATGTATGCAATAAGCTAAAGGTTAATTTCAATGCCAAGAGCCGAATAGAGGTTATTGAACAAAATCTTCTATTAAAAATTCTCAGCGACTCTCTAGATAACATGTCATCCGAAGATATAAAAGTTTTTGCCATGGAACTTGGATTGGATGAAGTTACAAGATTTACTCCTGAGGCAGTTCTATCTGCCTTCCAATATATTTTCAGGGCCGGCGGTTTCAGATCTTATCAGGTAACTCTTAAATTTGCGAATCTTTTACTAAAAATTTTAATTGGACGCGGTTTAACACTCGCAGGTAATCAAATACTCGTAAAAGCATTATCTATTTTAACAGGCCCAATTGGTTGGGCTATAACAGCCGCATGGACCATTGTAGATGTGGGAGGAACTGCTTATCGAGTAACAATTCCTGCTGTTATTCAAGTTGCTGTACTAAGGGCGAAAGTCAATAATAATATTAAAGACAGCGATATTACCTTGTGATATTATAACTCCATCCATCAAGGAAGAGGTGCTAATCCTCTTCCTGTAATTCTATGATTCCTAAATGTTAATGAGTCAATCAGCATTCAGAAGCAATGCGTTATCTATGATGATCTGCTCCCATTCTTCGAATGCCCGGTCGCGGACGCCCTGGGGAACGCTGTTAGTTTTGAAATCGACGACCGTACGCCATTTCCCGTCCGGACGGTACATGCGCAGAGCTTTACTTCCCCCCTCCCTGCGCACCTCAACGTTATGCTTATCAGCAAACTCTTGTAATGCTCGTAGCGTCCCATGCTTTACTGTGTAGTATCGCTTTTTCAAGTTTTCTCTCCAGCCTGTGCTAAGGCTTCAACTTCCAAATCGTAAGACTCAAACTCATAGTCCTGGTCGTCAACCTCTTCAGGTACTGGCAGTAAATGCCAGGCTGAGTATATCTGACCATTATCAAAACGCTCCTGGCTGTAGAGCGTCGCGGCTATGAGCGTCAGCGCCGGGCGGTCATAACGGTAAATTTTGCGAACGTCACGGTCAACGAGACGACCGAAATTACCATAACCGCGCTCCAGTAATAATTTTTTAATTTCCGGCCAGTATGGACCATAGCTGCGGTACAGGCGGGGATTTTTCAGTAATCGCCCGCGTAGCCCTGACAGGAAGAAATCAACGTATTCGTCTTCTGTCTTTCCTAACAACGCTGTACGGAGTACCGCCTCAAGATATGTTTTATTCGGTTTTATTGTATCAGATAGTGTGGCCATATTATGCGACGCCCGGCGAACCGGGCGCTCCTGTTATGCGTATTGTTGGATGACGGCCAGAACGTCCGCCACGTTGTGTTTTGTCTCGATAATCCACCAGTTACCCGGGAAATCGCTGTTCTTCGCCTTCGCTGGCAGCCAGCGAGCGCCGAATTTCGCCTTGATTGCGTCTTTCGCACGGAAAAGAACGCCTTTCATGCCTGAGGCTTCCTGAAGCCCAAATACCTCGCCAGCGGCGAATTTTGGTGCGTACATCATCTTCAGGTCGGCGGTGGATACGCGATAATTCAGACCAAGAGACTGAGCTATGCTGGTGGCATCACCCTGTATTGATGATAACTCTTCTTGTTTCTCGTTTCTGGCGGCAATTTCTTCCTCCGTGATGTTGCCAAGGGCCAGGTTTATCCGATCAGCGTCGGCCTGTTTCTCTTCATCGGTGCGCCCGGCAAGAACCGTGTTAATTCTCTGCAATATCTCCACATGATTCTTGCGCATGCTGAGCAATTCCGGCGTAACCTCGTTAAGATCCACCAGCCCAAGGATGGCAAGGTCGGAAAACATTGATACCAGGTTGTAGGTCATGCGATAGCTGAGTTGGCCATAGGCTGATGGCAACTGCACCGCATCCATTTGATAGGCATCCATAAATTTAGAGCCGTCGTTTACGACATCCGCAATTGCAGGTGTGATTTTCCCTGTGGTGGCGGCCTCCCTGATTGCTGTTACCCACGATTGAGTCAGTGCGGCGACTGCATGATTCAGATTGGCTTCCCGTTCTGCTGCGATGCGCGCGCTTGCTGCGTCCATTGCCTGCTTGATCTCGGCTTTATTGCTGTAAATGCCAATGGTGCCAAACTGTGCTGTGGTGATCTCATAATCTGACGCCCGGAACTCATGGGTACCGAAAATGGCATTGGTGACCTCAAGTTCAGAATCCCCGTTACGAGTAGCCCCCTGGCTTGTTTTCTCCGGCATTTTTGCGATCGCATCCGCTATTTTCTCCTGAATTGCTTCAGGGGATAGCGTATCTCCGTATGACGCGATTACATCGCCATAATTGGAGCCAAACAATTCAACCAGGAATGTTTCTGCCGAACGGATCTGGCGGTTATTCCCTTCCGACATCATACCAAGCACCCATTTTGCAATTGACGACTTCAGCGCGCCGTCACGGCGATCCGGGTAAACCGCATGCTTCAGTGGGGCCGTATAGGTACCAACAAAATCAATGCTATAGCCTGACTCTGTAGTCTGAACGCTGTACGAGTCAGTGATTTTGATCATGCCGCGCTGCTGGAAACGGTAGAAATCGTCACAGGAAATGATGTCGTTAATCCCGGCGATGGAGACGCCACCACTGATTTTCTGCATAACAGCATCTTCATCGGGAGTTACATCCACCTGTTTATCCAGCGTCTTCACATCCCAGTTACCCGATTTGGTGCCTTTGAAGATAAAGATGATCTCCACGTCTGCGCGCTGGCTGTCGAAGTCCAGCGACTTAATGCGAACGATATCACCGGCACAATCGTAGTATTGGCCTACACGCCATGAGCGATCGCCGATAACAAGGAACTCATTCGCATGGTTAACCAGATCAGGATCAACATCCAGAATGCCTTTATTTATTGCATCCTCCACCAGCGGGCGCAGGCGTTTGATATCCGTCGCGGCCTTCTGAGTACGGTTCAATAATTTCTCATAGCGGGAGATGGCCTGAGAGATATTAGCCTTGCGCTGAATGGCGCTTTTCAACGACGCGCGATACTGTGCTAACAACGTACGGTCTGTGTGATGGACGCTACCCCAGCGGGCTTTCCAGTCTGCGTTATCAGCTGCTTTGGCCATTACCGCCTGTTTGAATTTAGCTACCTCGGCGGTGGTCTTTTCAAGTTCCGCTTTGCTTCGCTCTAATTCAGCGGTAAGTACCTCCACATCCTCGCCAGCTGCGTGCTGCGCCTTGATGTAGTTCTGAAGGTCGATAGTAGCCTGTTCTTTCTGGCGAGCGCGTTGCGCGGCTTTCGCCTTATCCATTTGAACCTGCATCATTGCCAGACGTTCGCCATCATCCTTAGCGGTATACATCTGCATTTCGATCATATCGTTGGCGTCGGCGTTCTCCATTTCTGACTTATCTGAACGGAGGATATCGGATATCCAGCCTGCTTTACGCTTCAGCGTCTTCAGTCGGTATTCATCGAAAGAACCCTTGCCGCAGTAGTAGTGAACGCGAACGCTTGCACGGTTGGAGCCAACTCGGGCACCGCGACCGTTACGTTGTGCGATACTGGCTGGAGTCCACGGCAACGTCAGGTGGTGGATATCCGTCGTTCCTCGATGCAGGTTGATACCCACCTCTGCCTTTTTGTTGCAGATGATGATCGGAGTCCGGCCCTCCTGGAAGTCTGCTGCAATCTTTTCCAGACCGCCCAACGACATTTCATTTTGCTGCGCGATATAGGCGTCATACAGAGCCATTTGCTCGTTGTATTTCGCTATCTGTGCATCTGTTGGTTCATCCGGTAACTCTTTCGGCGGTTTAACCGCTTTCAGTTTCTTACCGGTTTTACCTGCCTCGGCAACCGTCTGAGCATTCAGGATCCCCACCTTTGAAGGTTCAAGGTTAAGAGCATTGCAGATAATGCGCTTGAGCTTCTGGTGCTGCGTTTTTTCGTCCGTGAAGATGATTTGCTTACCTTCCGGGAAAAACTCCTTCAGCGTGGCGATCAGCTTCGCGTATTTGGGTGTAACGGGGTGAGTTACGGTCTGTTCGTCAATGCCAAACCTGGCCAGGCGCTTATTCACTTCCTGCTCGAACGCTTCCGGAACCTGCAACTGAATAAACTCGCCCTTATCTATCAGGGAGTATTGCGATTGCTGCGTGATTGAATCATCACTGTCGTCGTCTTCGCTGGTGGCTTGTTTAGGCAAACTGTCCGCCAGCTGCTGCACCGCATCGGCGTACTCCGGCAGGAAACGATAGGTGATCCGGCGATAGTACAGGTCCATGTCAGTACATACGCGGTCCATATCCCTGATTATTGAGAAGATCGGACGGGCTTTCTCGTGCTCAATCACGCCGTCTTCATTGACCGAGGTCGTTACGCCATTGTTGGCTTTGGCCGCCGCTTCCGCCTGCTGACGCAATTCTTCATACGCCGCCAGTTGTTCTTCAGTAAGTGGTGCATCCTGCTGGTGTTCGTCCAGCTCCGGGATCTCCACGGTATCCTTAACGTCTTCCGCCGTTTTAAGCGTTACCCAGCGATGGAATATACCGCGCAGCGCATCAAGGTTTTCAAAGCCCACCAGCGCCATTTTTTCTTCAACTTCACCGCTGATTTTCTGTACCGTTTCCAGCCTGGTCTTGCCGAAGAATTTAACGAAGTCATCAGGACCGTAGATCCCCATCTTCTGCCAGTATTCCTTCGGCAGAACATGAGAAAGCATGTTGTATGCATCGATCGGGGTGTTAACGACTGGCGTTGCAGTCAGGAGAACCGGCCCGCGCCCGCCATTCTTTTTCATCAGGTACGCGTTTTTGATTGCCATATCCCGCGCCGATTGCGCCACCGCGCTGGTGGGCAGATAGGCCAGTTGTGACGCTTCGCGACCATTTTTATAGCTATTGCGGTAGTTGTGGCCTTCGTCGGCGATCACACTATCGAAGCCCATATCCTCAAAGTACGGATATTTCTCTGCTTTTTCGGTACCGGTATCTGAATACTCCGACAATACCCGGCGACGCGCCGCCTCTTTACGATGGGAGTCGGAATCCATTGCGCTGGCTACGCGCCCGGCGGCAACGAAGTCATAAAGCATGTCTTGTGCATGCTCATCTACGGTGTCATCACGTAGCGGAATGCGGGCGTATTGTTCTTTGGTAAACACGACTGCACGGTAGTTTGAGTGCGGGATCGCGTTCATCCGCGCCGTGATAGTGGCTTCATCTGCCAGCTTAAGAGCATCGCGCATAACTGGAGTGCCATCAGTACCAAGAACAGGTTTACCGTTCTCATTGAGCACCGGCACCTGGCGAATCTGATCGCCATCCATCAGCACATCAAGACCGACGAACAAGTAGTTACTGAATGCCTCTTCACTCAGGAATTCTTTTGCTTCGTAATACCAATTTTCCAGCACTGATTTAGGCACTACATACGCAGTACGGGTAGAGCGACCGTTCTCATAGTTGAACGCCTCAAGCGCCAGCGCGGTCGTGGTTTTACCCAGCCCGGTGCCGAAGCCCAGGATGCCGCGCCCATCTTCGGACAGTCGGCGCACCTCGCTATTCTGGTAATCAAATGGCTGGCGCTTACCGCTTAATCCCTTCAACCCAAGCGGATCGCCAGAGTGTTCATACGGGATATTGCTATTGAACACATCGTTGTATTTGGCAACCAGCTCATCGTAGCGATCGTGCGTCTTGATCCACTTATTGAACTGGTCCTCAAGCAGTGCCATCTGCTCGCGGTAGCCGTTCGCCGTCGCGCTATCTTTGCCACCGATACGCGCACCATTGAGATACTTTTCCAGCTGTGCCGGGAACCCGGTCGCGTTTTCACCTGATTTACGGTCCCACTCGTAGCGGATCTCGCCTGTTTCTTTATCCTTGCGCTGGACGACACCGTATCGGTGCCCGACGAACAGACCATCACCACCGTGATAGGTGTCAGAAACCATTTCGTCGCCTTCCAGCTGCACTGACTGCACATAGCGCAGATCCGGATAGCCGTTTTCCTGCAAAAACTCCAGAATGACGGAGCGGTCGAACCAACGGCTATTGAGCTTAAAGCGGATATTCTCTGCTGGCGTCTTGATGCGCTTCTCTTCGATCGCTGCCAGCTGATTAAGGACGTTGTTCTTTACTGGACCGTCGGGGAGTGTGGCAAGGAATTCCTGTTTTGGAGCCACTATCTCGTTAATGTCGCCGCTGGTGGCGCGGGCAAACGGAACAATCCCGCCATACGGTGAAACCGCAATACCAGGGGTGCTGGCCAATAAATTAAGCAACTCTTCATCACTGGCTGGCAGTTCGCCGGTAAACGCAAAGCGGAAATCATCGAGCTGGATTGGATCGCGGGTAAGATCGCTATAGAGATAACGCAGGGTGTCCTGATAGCTGGTGGAGTCATAACTGGCGCTGGAATCATGCGTAACCAGCTTTCCTGTCAGCTCGTCAGAAATAGTGCCATCCAGCTTAATCGCACCACGGAAAGCAAACCAGGCGCGCGCACCGCTCCCCGACAATTTCGCTATCGGACCGCGACCGGGGTTACCAAAACGGTCAATCTCTGCCTGCAAACGGGATACCAGAGAAAGGCGCTGCTGTTCGATTTGTTCAGCACTATGCCCGGCGGCCTTCATGTCCTGATATTCAATTAACATCCGGCCAATCATCGCCCCGCGATACAAGCGTTCACGGTATTTTTCAGGCTGGCTGTTAATCCAGTCCACCAGCTGCACCATATCGTCGCTGATTGATGTGGTGTACTTATCGCGGACATTTGCCATCTGGGTAAATGTCATGCCGAGACGGCCTTCTGTTGTAGTCAGGTTACGCTGAAGAGCCTCCCAGCTATCCGCGCCATAACTGGCAGCATCGATCTTAAGTTCCTTCCCGGCATCAGCTTCAATCCAGCGACCACCAGCATATTTTTGCCATACGCCATTAATCAGGCGCATTTCCCCTTCACCAACAACGTCTGCGGTCGGTGACGGTTCAGCCATATCGAGCAAAGACCAGTCGATACGGCTTTCGAAACGATGAATCAGCTTCGCTTTAAGAGCCTGGTTATCAATCTGACCGTCGGCACGAACCTCAATACGCCCCTGGAAGCCCTTTTCCTGGGTGCCATGAACAAACCGGCGGCCGTCCTTTTCAAACCACTTGCCAGAAATAAACGTTGGCCAAAGCACATTTGCCGATTCGAGAGTGCTTTCATCCACCAGGGGGATTTTCTCAGCCATCTCTGCCGGATGTTTGCGCATCAGCACCACATCAACGACTGTACTGGTCCCGTTTGCGTCAAAAGTACCGGTAGGCAAGCGGTGAGCGCCAAGAAATTCAGCTTTACGGGATAAGCGCAGGCGTAACCGCTTCATGTTTGAACCTGAAACAATGGACGGCGGCACAATCACACACATGAATCCGCCAGGTTTTATCTTGTCCAGCATGCGGAGCATGAAGTAAGACCCCATGTCCGTTTCTTCTGCGTAAGGCTTATCGATGTTGCGTGTGTTATCACGACCGCCGAACGGAACGTTACCCACAACATGGTCGAATGAATCGTTAGGCGTGTTTATAGCCAGCTGTTCGAACGGGGAAATCTGTACGCTGTCTTCCGGGTGTAACAACTGGTTTATACGACCGGAAACACTGCTGATCTCAGTCGCGGTCATCACCGTACCAACCGGTTTTGTCTCATTAAAAACGCCGGTTCCCGCCGATGGTTCCAGAGTGTTACCTACGTCCGCGCCGTAGAGCTTCATGATCTCCCAGACACCTTCAGCGATAGGCTTTGGTGTGTAATATTCGGAGACGGACCCGCCAATGCCGCCTTCACCAGTGTACCCGGCCAGGATCTGGCGCTGTTCATCTGTCAGTGTCGCGCCGTCCACCAGCGAATTAAGCAAATCTATCGCCTTCTGATTCGCCTCCCGGCGCAGTCGGTCATAGCTTTTGCCTTCCACCTTTTCCACGCCGTATTTAATCGGCGCTCGGTGAGATGTTATTACCCTAATGTATTTCAATATTTCGCTGACACTTGAACAGCGAAACACACCCATAGATAGCTTGTTCATTGGTAATCCTTAACAAGTGACTAGTGTTAAATTCCGTTCAAACACGATGCGAATTATTCTAATTAAGGTGCAATCTTGGCAGACAATAAAATCACGCTATCCTCGGTCAGGAAGGCGCTGGCGGGGGTTTTTAAAGACAACGGAGAACGGGACAACATCCTCCTGTCCGCGCTGGCTGTGCACGGCGGAAGTGGGTATTTGTTTTCTCGCGCAGGGGCACCGGTACAACTGTCCGGCTTCTTAGGCGGCAAACCGGGCGATAGTGGCATGGCTGGCGATGGGCTGGTGGACGGAAGTCGCTTTATCTTTGATGAAGTTCAACTGCCGGAAAACCGCTTGCAACGCTATCCGCTACTCGAAGAGATGGCGGTTTACAGCACGATCGCCACCGCGCTGAACATCCATATTACGCACGCGCTCTCTTTCGATAAGAAGACCGGGCAAACTTTCTCTATCGTGCCGGTACATAACGGAAACGATAGTGACTATGACGCCGCGCAGGCGTTGTGTGACGAGCTGATGAACGACATCGGGCGAACCATCAACAAAGAGGTCGCCGGGTGGGCATTTATCATGTCTGTATTTGGGGTGGCTTATGTCAGGCCATACGCCAAAGAAGGCATAGGGATCACGTCTTTTGAGTGCTCCTATTACACCCTTCCGGGCTTCATCAAAGAGTTCGAGGTCAGCGGCAACCTGGCGGGATTTAGCGGCGATTATCTGAAGGACGCGTCAGGGAAAATGGTTTTCGCCGATCCGTGGGCCATTATCCCTATGAAAATCCCCTACTGGCGGCCTAAGTCAAACCTTATGCCTGTGCACACTGGCCATAAGGCTTACAGCCTGCTGGATAATCCGGAAGAGCGCACACCGATTGAAACCCAGAATTACGGGACCAGCTTGCTCGAATACGCCTACGAGCCGTACATGAATCTGCGTTCGGCGATCCGCTCACTGAAGGCAACGCGTTTTAATGCGTCGAAAATTGACCGAATCATCGGCCTGGCGATGAATAGTCTGGATCCGGTAAAAGCAGCCGATTATTCGCGCACCATTACTCAGACGCTTAAACGAGCAGCTGACCTGATGGAAAAGCGCGCACGCGGCGCGAATAACATGCCTACGGTGACCAATACCCTGCTGCCTATTATGGGCGACGGCAAGGGACAGATGACTATTGATACTCAGACCATCCAGGCTGACATCAACGGCATTGAAGACATTCTCACCTATATGCGCCAGCTGGCGGCAGCACTTGGCCTCGATTACACCCTCCTGGGGTGGGCAGATCAAATGTCCGGCGGGCTTGGTGAAGGTGGATTCCTGCGCACGGCAATTCAGGCCGCCATGCGCGCCTCATGGATCCAGCAGGGCGTAGAAGAGTTCATTCAGCGGGCTATCGATATTCATCTTGCTTTCAAGTACGGCAAGGTATACCCGGAAGGTGATCGCCCGTACAAAATCGAATTCCACTCCGTTAATACCGCTCTGCAACAAGAGCACAACGATAACCGCGACTCGCAGGCGAACTACGCCACCATCGTTACGCAAATCCTCGATGCCGTCAGCAATAACAGCGTCCTCGCCAATTCCGATGCATTCAAACGTTACCTGTTCAGCGATGTGCTGGAGATTGACGAAAAAATCTCTGAAGCACTGGTGAACGAACTGAAAGCGAAAAGCGAGGACGACGATCACCTGATGGATTCCATCATCAAAACACCGCCACAGGAACTGGCGCAAATCCTTGAATCGGTCTTTAAAGAGGGAAACGAGAATGACTGATGTTTTGAAAACGGTCACTGACCGCTTTTGTCTCTATAGTAATGCTAGAAAAGGTCGCCAGAACGGGCGACAGTATGTATTAAGCGCGGTAAAGACCATGCTTGAAAGCAAGGAAACTCAGGAAGGTTTACGCCTTGGTGAGCTTTTCGGCTATTACGGTCACGGTCGCCGACAGCTGACCGGCAAACTGGAAGTACCAGAAACCAGCGTGATCATGGTGGAAGGTCGCCCGGTCGTAATCGACAATGTTCCAGCGTGCCGAACAGTGGCTATATCTGTTGACGACCACGGCATCGTTACCCATACACAGGAAATTCTTAACACAGAGCCGGGTAAAATTGTTGCCGCGATGATCGAAAGCCGAGCTGGTGGCTGGAGCTGGGCCACTGGCGGGCGCGAGTCCGGGAAAATCGCTGTAACCACCAGCTTCCATGGTGTGGATTATGTGACAACGCCGAACTATATCAGTCTGGATCATCCTGCCAGCGCCGGAATGTTTGAAAGCGCGGATTCTAAATCTTTACTGGCAGAGTCCCTGGCGGCGCATGGGTACTCCGACGAGTCAGTGCAGGCCGTTATATCCCATTACGGCAAAATGGCTGAACTGGAAATGATGGTGGAGGCGACAGAGCGTACGGCAGAACTGGAAACCGCACTACTCGAAAGCCAAGGCCGCCACCTCGAAGCAATGGCCAAGATCGCAGATGCTGAAGCGCGAATCGCTTTGCTGGAGGAAACAGCGGGTATCCGCGACGATGTGCTGGCAGCAATGCAAGACGAACTGGATAACCTCCCGATCTTCGTCTCCGCCGCCCAAAAAGACGCATTCCGCCTCAAAGAACCTGGTGATGCAAAAATCGTTGCCACACTTTTCGAATCTCTGATCAAAGTTGGAGCACGCAACTTGCCTGTCACCAAGAAAATTAAGGAGGTTCCGCAAGCGGCTAACATCCAGGCACCGCGTGAGACAAGCATCATCACGTTTAATAATTCAATCAATCCGTTCAAATAACCACCAAAAATAACCCCGGCAGCTGCCGGGGTTCTCGTTAACTATTATCGCCTTCGCCTTCGTGCCATATATTTGCGCACCGCGCGGCGTGGACAATCTGAAGCGGTTTCTTTCTGCTGCATCAATCTCGCAGCCATGCTCAAAAATGTCAGGCACAGCCGAAGCCCGGCATACAATAGCGGTTCCAGTGGCCACGTCTCATTGAGCACATATACCGCCATGAAAATCGAGTCAAAAACTATCGCCGCCAGCGATAACTTCATTGTCGAAAGTCGGCGGAGCTGCCGGAGTTTATTCATTGACAAGCCCCGTCAGGCAAAGCTGGCGTTCTTTTTCACGGCGAATCTTTAAACCTCGCAGGGGCACGCCGTTACTGTTCACGAAATCAGGGAGATGGTTACACATATTCACCCATTCCCCTTTCTGCGCCCACTTGTGGATGGACGTTTCTACTCGCATGCCTCGCGCTTTGCTGTAGTAGGTCCGTAAGCTATTGCATCCCATATTGAATGCCGCGCTTGTCATTGCACTGAAGGCATTATCGGGCATGTCTTTGCCCCGGAAGTGCTGATTAATACAGCGTTCAGCGATCAGGATATTCTTTTCCCAATCAGCGGCGATTTGCTGGTCGGTTTTTCGCACACCCGGCGTTACCCCGTGTGTATTACCGATCCCGTCAGTCCATACCCCCGCCGGGCACATGTATGGATCACGTCGGCAACCTTCAGCGTTACCAATCAGCTCAAGCCCCGCCTGGTTGGTTCGCACATTGCCATTACCCATCACGATGGTAATCATCACCGCGATAGCGCAAATTGCACCGCCTCCTGCGGCTGTTTTTCCCTTCATAAAGACCTCATAAGCGAATTTTTTACGCTCCAGGACAAACACTCATTCACAGCCAATACCGACTGACTCGATCCCTTTAGAAGGCACAGGATAATGCAAATCACTTGTTAGCCACGTTTCAAAGATATACATTATTGCTCTAATTAATTTATTTTATTAGGTAAGAAAAGTGGCACAACGCGGTGTAAACAAAGTCATCCTGATTGGTACCCTGGGGCAAGACCCGGAGATCAGGTATATACCAAATGGCGGCGCAGTCGGAAGACTCAGCATCGCAACGAATGAATCATGGCGCGATAAGCAAACGGGCCAACAGAAAGAGCAAACAGAATGGCATAAAGTCGTTTTGTTCGGAAAACTTGCTGAAATTGCGAGTGAGTATTTACGAAAAGGTTCTCAGGTCTACATCGAAGGGAAACTTAAAACCCGTAAGTGGACTGATGACGCCGGTGTAGAACGTTACACGACGGAAATTATCGTCAGCCAGGGCGGCACCATGCAAATGATCGGCACTCGCCGCGACGATTCACAGTCCTCAAATGGCTGGGGGCAATCAAACCAACCTCAAAACCACCAGCAATACAGTGGCGGCGGTAAACCTCAGAGCAACGCCAATAACGAACCTCCAATGGACTTTGAAGACGATATTCCATTTTGAGAGGGCTGAAAGTTGCTCGATTACTTAAAAATAACTTTACCTAATTGGTGTAAAAAAATGGGCGCAACAAAGCGCCCCAACAATAGAGTTTCAAATTAATAAAAGGGTAATAAATAACATGAAGTTAAATTGAGAAGAGGCAATTTTATTGCCTCTTCAAAGGTGGCATGAGGGTGCCACCTATATGCGGGCAGTGACATCACTCCCTTCCCGCATATTCTTACCTACCAAAATTAGAATTGGTAGGTCATACCAACAGCAACGATGTTGTCGGTTGCAACCTCAGATGCTTTGGTAAATTCACTTTCATCAATCAGGTTGATCTTGTAGTCAACGAAAGCGGACATATTTTTGTTGAAGTAATAAGTCGCGCCTACGTCGATGTATTCAACTAGATCCTGGTTACCGAACGCACCAATATTTTCACCGCGAGAGTGCAGGTAAGCGATGGACGGACGCAGGCCGAAATCAAACTGGTATTGAGCAACAGCTTCAAAGTTTTTCGCTTTGTTTGCGATAAAGTCATCACCGAAGACTGTCATATTCTGAGTTTCAGAATAAGTTGCAGCCAGGTAAATGTTGTTTGCGTCATATTTCAGACCAGTAGCCCATACTTCAGCTGTTTTACCAGAAGCATTCAGAGAGCTTGCATTAGCATAGGATACCTGTCCATCAGTACGGTCAGATTTTGCATAAGTTGCGCCAATGCCAAATCCTTCATAATCATAAGTAGCTGACAGACCGAAGCCATCACCATTAGATTCAACTACGTCGCGGCCTTTCCAGTTGTTCACTTTTGCAGCACTATCATTTTTACCCTGATACTGCAAAGCAAAGTTCAGACCATCAACCAAGCCGAAGAAATCATTGTTACGATAGGTCGCGACGCCAGTAGCACGCTGGGTCATAAATACATCAGTCTGAGTCCAGGTATCTCCACCAAACTCCGGCAGCACGTCAGTCCAAGCGCCAACATCATACGCTACACCGTAGTTGCGACCATAGTCGAGCGAACCATAATCGCCAAAGCGAAGCCCTGCAAACGCAAGACGAGTTTTGTCTTTATCAGAACCTTCAGTTTCAGTACGGTTACCTTTAAATTCGTACTCCCACTGACCAAAACCGGTTAACTGGTCATTAATCTGAGTTTCACCTTTGAAACCCATACGAGCATAAGTTTTATCCCCGTCATCACTAGCTGAAGAAGAGAAGTAATGCTCTGCACTGAGAGATCCCCTCATAATTTCCCCAAAGCGTAACCATGTGTGAATAAATTTTGAGCTAGTAGGGTTGCAGCCACGAGTAAGTCTTCCCTTGTTATTGTGTAGCCAGAATGCCGCAAAACTTCCATGCCTAAGCGAACTGTTGAGAGTACGTTTCGATTTCTGACTGTGTTAGCCTGGAAGTGCTTGTCCCAACCTTGTTTCTGAGCATGAACGCCCGCAAGCCAACATGTTAGTTGAAGCATC